GATTTTACTATTCGATTAAGCCGAATAGGTGATTGGCAAGCGCACCCAATAGAGCAGCGGTCAAATCACGAATGAACCTTTTGATGGAAGTGCGGATATCCTTGTTGCGGTCTTTCCGCTTTTTGCAGGCATATCCGCCTTCCTTTTGAAATTCCGTCCCTTTGGGTGTCATATCAATAGTAAACCTGTATGGCAAATTCGTACGGGGTACAGCCTTGATATATCCTTCCTCTGCCAGTTTTAGGATAATCCGTTTCGTTCTGCCGGGGTTGTCCGTTATATCAGCGAACACACGGTCTGAATAGTGCATGGTGTGGTTATATTCACAGAACATGCTTATGACGGTGAGAAAGAAATCTAAATCATTATCGGTTATGGCATCGCTCTGAGACATAATCATCGCTTCGATAGGGTTTCAAGGGTTTTGGAAAGGTTCTCGATGGTACGTTGCTGAGACTCAATAATTGCCAACAAACTTTCTTCCCTTTTATTAAAGAAATCATGTGTCGCTTCTTTAAAGGTTTTAGGATTGTCTTTGTCCAAGGTTAAATTGATGATGTATTTCGATACCACTTCATCCCCAAACTTGGACTTTAGAATGTTCAGTTGTTCATCCGTTAAATCCCTACCAGATGCTTCTATTGCATAGATATTTCCTTGGGTGCAGTTGAACATTTCAGCCATAGCCATTTGGGTTATTCTCCCATTTTCCTTTCTGAATCTCTTTAAATCGAACATATTATTAATAAATATTAAATACAAGTATTATTTATTGCAATAATAGTAGTAATAATAGTATTAATACTTATATTTGCAACATCAAACAACAACAATAAACAAAGAAAGCAAGTTTGAGTGAGATAACCAAATAAAAGTAATAACTAAAAAGAGGTAAGACAATGAAAAGATTCGATTTACGACAGATTATGAGAGATGCCCACAGAACTTACAAGTATGTAGGCAAGAAACAAGGCAAGACCTTCGGTGAAGTTCTGAAATCAACATGGAAACTGGCAAAACTGAATGTTACAATGCAGGAAGAGCTGGCAAGACAACAGGAAGAAAGAAATAACAAGGTGTTCACTCCGGTCAAAGCAGAAAAAGTCACTTTCAAAGCCGAATGGTCAGACTGCTACAACTCCAACAGCCGTGGATATTTAGGTTCCCAGTACTGCGGAGATTAATAAGGACATTAATCAGGATTATCCTGTCCGGTCTCGATACCGGAAACAATCCGTAAAAGGTATGGCAGGAACTACATGGAGTGATTGCCCTTAGCAATCCGTTCCAGAAAGCGATACTGGCGCTTACCCTCAATCCCAGCATAGAGGACGCGAGAACTAACGGTCGAAGCAAGCAGCCTGTAACAAGGTCGATGCAAGCAGCCGGGCGAAGTAAGGGCGATCATGCCCCGAACGGTTATGCAGTGAAGAACAGTAGCTGACAACTCCGGTGGGAAGACCAGAGAGAGGTTATCGGGGCACAAACTAATACACAATCAAATGAAAGCAATATCAATATTATGCGCAGTATCATACACGATACTCCTTATTACCATGTGCGATATGGGCGTATGGTTCTGGATAGCATCCACCGCCTTCGCGGTAACATCATTAGTGATAAGCAACGAACTTGACAATATTGAAAATCAAAAAAAATAAAGCTATGACAACAGTAGAAGAATTACAAAGCATGACACACGAAGACCTTGTAAGACGTGTGCAAGAACTGGAACAAGACCTTAAAGAAGTCAAGGAACAGAGCGACATGTGGCTCGATTCGTTCACCCGCCTACAGGCACGACACGAAAGCAGCATTAATGCTCTAGACAACATCGTTAAACTCGCTAAATTGAAGTAATATGGTAAAAGTAACAGAAAATTGGGCGGCCACATTGAGAGCGATGAAGGTAGGTGATATCGTTGTGTTCCCTGTGCGTGCGATATCTTCCGTCAACACAACCATTTCCAGACTAAGATTGGAGATGTGTGTAGAAAATGCCGATTGGAAACGAACAGGAGAGGTTGACCGCAAGCGCGGAGAGTTCAAAATCCAGCGTGTGTCATGATTACGCTATCAGAGCGCGAGCATCTTGTCGCCGAACAATATTGCAAGGGTTTGGCCGACAAGGAAGTAGCCGACAGTCTGCAACGCTCGGAATGGACCATCAAAGCACAGAAGCGGGATATATACAAAAAGCTGGGTATTTCCAAAGATACCGAGCTTGTATTATACATGTTCTGTGAGCGCATGAAGATCAACTTCGATATAAAAGAGATACGTAAACACGGGCTTGAGCTATTCTTCTCCATCCTGTTCCTTGTCATTGCCGCATTGGATTTTCATCCCGACATGAGACAATGCAGCAGAGCAAAGACAAGAACCACCCAAGTATCAAGAACAAGACGAACAAAAACAGATTCAGATTATGAACTATACAGTTAACAACCAACTACGGACATCCATCTTATTTGATGGAACGGCAGAAGCACGGCTAGCAGACATCCTAGCCATCATGGACACCCATACATTCGGTAAAAGAGAAGCGGCCAAAATAGTTGGAGGCATAGGAAGGCTTATCAGACTGATCGAAGAAAACAAAATACGTTCCGACAAGCCTACATGCGCACAAAACGGGAAATGGTTCTGCAATGCCAGTGATGTCCTGCGTTATGCACAGGTCAAAATGCCAAGGAAGCCTAGAAAATTAAAAAAGAAAGTGGCATAAGCCACACGGGTAATTAGCTTAATGGAAAAGCGGTATTCACTTTTTTCTTTACGTTCAGACGGTTTGTGATTGTTTTCAGGAGGAATACAGATACAGGTTCGAATCCTGTATTACCCACACCCAAAGAGAGGGAGCCGTACACCCTTATAAACGTAGCCATGTTAGAGACTTCAAGGCAGTGAAGCAGAGAGCAATTTGTTAGATAATAATTTAACCCAAAGCCGCTGGAAAGGACAGCGTGAGGTGAGAGCCCTCTTTATATGTTATATTCTATATCCTTATTTATCCCGGTGTGTCCTGGCCGACTATCCGGGAACTATTTTTTTTAACTCATTTATTAACCACTAAAAATTATTGATTATGGGACTTATCAAAAAACCTAACGAACTGACAGTTAAGAATGCCCTGTCGGCATTAATCTACGGACAACCTGGTATGGGAAAGACCACACTGGCGTTAAGCTCTCCCCAGCCACTACTCCTGGACTTTGACGGTGGCGTTCACCGTGTGAATGCAGCCCACCGTGTAGACACCGTACAAATTTCCAAATGGGAAGAGGTGGATGAAGTTCTTACGAGCGGAGAAATTGCCGAATACAAGACCATCGTTATTGATACGGCAGGAAAAATGTTATCCTTCATGGATAAATATATAATGAAAAACAATCCCAAAATGAAGAAAGCGGATGGCACACTGTCCCTGCAAGGATATGGAGTACGAAAGAATATGTTCATCAACTTCGTAAACCAAGTCACACTAATGGGTAAATCAGTAATATTCGTAGCCCATGAACGCGAGGAAAAGAACGGAGAAGACAAACAGATACGCCCGGAAATCGGAGGTTCTTCTGCCGGTGACCTGATTAAAGAACTTGATCTTGTAGGCTATATGGAAGCCATAGGTAAGGACAGAACCATCTCTTTTGATCCGTGCGAGAAATTCTACGGTAAGAATACCTGCAATCTTCCGGCACGCATAAAGATACCAGTTATCATTAATGCAGAAGGTACAATCACCGGACCGAACGACTTTATGACAAAGATTGTAAACACTTATCAGACCTATCAGGAAAAACAGGCAGAACTGTCCTCCGAATATGAAGGTCTTATGGAAGTTATCAAGGAACAGATAGCCATGGTAGCGGATGCGGACACGGCCAACGAAGTGAAACAATCACTGGAGAGCCTGCAGCATATCTTCGACAGCAAATTACAAGCAGGTATGCTACTGAATAAAAGATGCAAGGAATTAGGATTGAAATTCGACAAAGTCAAAAAAATATATGAAGCAGCCTAGTTATAGAATCTATCCCTCATTACTTGACAAATTCGACAAGTATCTGAGAGCTGATGAAGAAGTGGAAAACTTCTGGAACATTGATAATGAAACCGGAGAGTATAAACGCTCTCCGGAAGAAATCGAAGAGAGCCTGAAGCAAGACCTTCTGGATGCTATCAACCGTGTACCGTTTGAGAGTGAAGCAGCCGACAAGGGAACAGCCTTCAATGCTATCATTGACTGCTATGTCCATTGCGAAAATCACGTGCCGACAGAGCGTTCCCCCTACTCCATCATTGGCGATAAGGAAACCAATACCATACAAGTAGCTTTTCCAGCAACGGATATCGCACCTGCACGGCATTTCCTTTTTGACAGACAATGGTGTATAGAACAGGCAGAGTATTTCAAAGGCTCATTAAGTCAGGTCTATGTATCCGCCATTCTTCCTACCCAGTACGGAAATGTGGAGTTATACGGATTTATCGACGAACTCCGAAAGGATGTTGTTTATGACATAAAATCCACATCTAAATACGAGTTCGGCAAATACGCCCACGGGTGGCAGCGCCATGTCTACCCTTATTGCCTAATTGCTTCCGGTCAGATGGAAAGCATAAAGGCATTTGAGTTTACGGCTTATGCGCTGAAAGGCGGTACCAGCCGCACACCGCTTATCAGTGGTACGCAATATCCGGAATATTATACTTACAATCACGAACAGACAGTGAAACTGCTCACGGCACACGTAGAACATTTCATAGAGTTTTTGGAAGCTAATAGAGAATCTATCACGGACAAGAAGATTTTCGGACTGGAATAATGGCACAAGAAGCTATCCTTATAAAAGAAAAAGGTGTGGTAACACTGAACAAGTCCTTTGATTTCATGTGCTCGCAGCTCCGTAACGGTCGTTACAGGTTAATTATCGAACGTTACACAGAGCCGCGCACATTAAGTCAAAACGCCCTAATGTGGCTTTGGTTTACCTGTATCGAACAGGAAACAGGAACGGACAAACAGGACGTACACGATTATTACTGCAACCTATATCTACGAAGGACAACCATTATCAAAGGAAAAGAAACGGTCATAGCCGGAAGCACATCGAAACTGAACACACTGCAAATGACGGACTTTTTGAATAAGGTCAAAGCAGATGCAGCCACGGAACTGGGAATAACACTTCCCCTTCCGGAAGACCGTTATTATAACGAATTTGTCAACGAATATAAATATAGAAGATAATGAAGATCATAAAAGCTAAAATCACCAAGGACAGTACCTTGGTGGCCACCTACAAGGATGAGAATGGTACAACCACCGTAGAAGGCAAGAACCTGGTAACATCAGACCTTATCAATGCGTTCAGCAAGCTGAATCCCCACGCCGCTTTGCTTACAGAACAGAAAGAAGTGGACGGTATAGAATCAGTAGATGAAGTGCCTGATATCATAGGACAGGTGCTTGACGTTACAGGGTATTCCATTGGCGGAGATGGAGATAATGAAGGGGTTACTCTGATAGCCAAACGTTTTCTCAAAACAGGAAAAGTTCTGAACCTATGCGCTCCGTTCACCATGTTCAATAATGAGAATGAATCGTATATCAATGCCTTCGAGCTGGAGCAGGAAATCCAATCCTGTGAGTTCGAAGTCAAAGAGTATCTGTTCAACAAAAAATGGCGAATTGTACAACAGGAACTTCCGTTTGAGGAAGACACGGCGAACGCAGACGTACAACCGGACGCCATTCCAGAAGCCGGTACAGACTTCAATCAAGAGGTTGCGGAATTCCAGCAGGCTATGAATGATGCAGGGGTTGACATAATAATGAACGGAAAGAAAATTAAATCACGTAAACCACGTAAAGTCAAACAACTTGCATCATGATACCGCCGTCCCCATTTTGCGTAACTACTACCCCCAACTGCTTCAAACTAGCCTTCCCATATCATCCAAGATTAGTGGAGCTAGTCAAACGGATTCCAAGTGTAAAACAGAATATCCGGGCAGCCTATATCGCTGACGAAAAAGCTTGGAAGGTATCTCTACAAGATAAGGAATACGTGAGGATGATGGCAGATTGGGCGGTACAGACAAAGATATGCAGCCGGGTACAGCACAAAGTGACAACAAGAGAGTATAATGACTATACTATTCCCGACCTTCCAAAACTTACGGTTCCACACGGATTGCTGTTGGAACCGTACGAATATCAGAAAGAAGGCATCGCTTATGCGCTACAGCACAAGCGGTGCATATTCGGGGACCAACCGGGACTGGGAAAGACATTACAGGCAATAGGCACGGTTACGATAGCAAAAGCGTATCCGTGCCTTGTCATTTGTCCGGCCGCATTGAAAATAAACTGGCAACGTGAATTTAAGAAATTTGCCGGAAAAAATGCCATGATTCTGGATGATCGCAATAAAGCCAGCTGGCACCGTTTCTTTGAGACTAAATGCTGCAACATATTCATAACAAATTATGAATCACTGAAAAAGTTTTTTGTACTTAAAGTAAAGGAGGATGCACGGTTTACCATGAAATCCATTGAGTTTGACCCGCGAATATCGTTATTCAAATCCGTAGTCATTGACGAATCACACAAGTGCAAATCCACCAAGACCCAGCAATCCAAGTTCGTAGAAGGAATATGTAAAGGCAAAGAATATATCTTGGAACTGACGGGAACCCCAGTAGTGAACAACAATACAGACCTTATACAACAACTCAAGATAATGGGACGATTAGAGGATTTCGGAGGATACAAGTGTTTCGTAGAGAGGTTCTGCGATGGACCTAAACAGTCAAGCAATGTGAAAGAACTGAACTGGAGGTTATCATCGACCTGCTTCTTCCGGCGCGAAAAGGCCAAGGTACTCACTCAGTTGCCGGACAAGTCACGCCAATATATAGAGGTGGACATATCCAATCGCAAAGAATACGACAAAGCGGAAGCCGACCTGATACAGTATCTCCGGACTTACAAGAATGCGGACGATGAAAAGGTGGCCAAGGCATTAAGAGGCGAGGTAATGGTGAAAATGGGAATATTGAAAGCCATATCAGCCAGGGGAAAAATCAAAGTCTTTTCCGAATTCATCCATGACGTGATTGACGGAGGTGAGAAACTGATAGTCTTTGCTTACCTGAAAGAAGTAGTACAGGAACTAAAGAAGATATTCCCTGAAGCTGTCACCGTTACAGGCGAAGACAATGCTACTCAAAAACAGACAGCGGTAGACCGCTTCCAAAACGACCCTTCTTGCAAGCTGATCATCCTTAACTACAAATCAGGAGGTACAGGTCTTACATTGACAGCTTCCAGCCGTGTGGCGTTTATCGAGTTCCCATGGACTTTCTCCGATTGTGAGCAGGCAGAAGACCGAGCGCATCGGAACGGACAGAAGAACAACGTAAACTGTTACTACTATCTTGGAAAGGATACTATCGACAAATATATGTATGATGTCATTCAGGCCAAAAAAGGAATAGCCAACGGAGTGACAGGGACGGATGATGTGGTTAAGGAGAATGTGGTAGATATGGCAATGAACCTATTCAACGGAAGAATATGAGAAAACAGACAACACCATTATCAGAAAGCCAAATACAACATGATTGTTTGGTATGGTTCCGGTTACAATATCCCAAACTGGCACGTATGCTTTTTGCAGTGCCTAACGGTGGCAAACGTGATGCCAAGACAGGAGCACGGATGAAGTATGAAGGAGCAGTGAGAGGTGTGGCAGATTTGATCCTGCTCATACCCAAAAAGGGATGGGCTTCCCTCTGCATAGAGATGAAGACACCGAAGGGTACACAGAGCGAGCACCAACGAACGTGGCAGACAGAAGCAGAGAGATACCAAAACAAGTATGTTATCTGCCATTCACTACAGGAGTTCATAAACGAAGTAAATTCTTACCTACAATGACTTATATAGATTACGTAAACCAATTTTGGAAGACACATCAGAGTGTAGCATTTTCCTCGAACGAAGTTTATTTGTACTTCTTCCTTTTGAACGAGTGCAATAGTCGGGGTTGGGAGAATCCGTTTGAGTGTCCCAACAGACGAATCGTCCTCGCAACCGGTATATCAGAACCAACCGTAATTGAAGTCAGGAACAGATTACAGCAAAAAGGTTTACTACAGTTTGAGTCAGGTAAGAAAAATGCGAAATCGCCCGTTTATTACTTAAATGATTTAAGTAAACCCTTAAGTAAACTCTTAAGTAATGACTTAAGTAAACCTTTAAGTAAAAAGGCTAACATTAATATAAGACTTAAGAGTAAAGATAATAATAACTCTAGCGAGTTATTTAAGCCCGAGCAGGAAAAACCTAAAAAGAAGCCTTCAAAACCAAAAACCGAATTTATAGCCCCTACCCTGGAACAGGTGAAAGATTACTTCCGTGACAAGCTCCCGGACTGGGAGCAGCAGGCGGAGATATTCTTCTACCACTTCGATGCGCTAAGCTGGAAAAACACCAACGGGGCTAAAATTGAACGATGGGACAGCCGGGCTAACCTTTGGATAATCGAAAAAAGACTTCAAAATGGAAACAAGCCTACAAAAACAGATCACTGTGATAATGTCCCCAGGACAGATACCTCAATCCAGGAAAAAGCCGGAGACACTGACACCGCTCCAGCAGACCTTGAGAAATGGATCAACAGCCTCCCAATTGGTTGACAACTGGTCCGGCACGCAAGCCCAGCTGAATTGTAACCTGACATTAGCACAAGCAATCAGGATTGAGGGTATTCCCACCCTTGCGGACATCAATGTTGTCTTCGGCAACGCCACATCAGTCAGGATTATCACAGAGCACCTGCAATCAATCCTCCGATACGCAGGCATTGATATCGCACCTCAACAACTTGCCGAAACGGCGCTAAGCATATTGGCCAGCTATTATTTTCTCAATCTAGCCGAGCTTTGCATATTCTTCACACAGCTTAAAAACGGGAGCCGTGGACAGTTCGTCTGGGGAAACAGGATAAACAACCAGTCCATTATGGTAGCCCTATCGGACTTTTGCAGGGATAGAAGAGACGAGCACGTCAAACTGTCCAATGAAACCGCCATGAAACAATCCCAAAAAGGTTTCACCCGGATAGAAGATGCAGCGTGCGCCATGATTGAGGGAGTAAAAAACATTCAGGAGCTCAAAGAAAAGGCTAAAAACGATTTCAGCGCCTTCACAGAACTTTTTCCTAACGTTCCCAATAACCATACTGCCTACACCTATTGGAAGGCATACGGGGGAAATGAGGATGCAATACGGGCTATATACGGAGATAATGCACCACCCCCCAACATTGCGAGTGATGATATCGGCAGGTTTCTCTGTGATTATAATATCAGAATCAATCGAAAATAACTAATATAATCAACCACTTCAAAATCAAATTTATCATGGCAAAGAATGACAGTTTCAAACAGGCAATCAAAGCCTATCTGGACAAACGGGCGGAAGAAGATTCACTGTTCGCCCCCAAATATGCGAATGAGAAGAAAAGTATTGATGAATGCTGTAGTTATATCATGGGTGAAGCCAGGAAGCGTGGTAACGCCATAGCGATTTCAGACGAGGAGGTCTACGGGATGGCAGCGCACTACTATGATGAGGACGATATCAAAATAAACCGGCTGCCTGCCGGAGAGAAAGCGTCCGTATCATCCCCCGCCAAACCTGTGGAACTCACCGAGGAAGATAAGAAAGCGGCACGTGACAGAGCAATCGCACGGCTAGCGGAAGAACAATACCAGACACTCAGGAAGAAAAACGTCCGAAAGAAAGCGGATGATAATGTACAACAAATGAGCTTGTTCTAATCATGAAACCGAGAACGAAACTTGAGATACGTGTAACCGGACTGAGCAGCAAACTGTCCGCCGTTACCGAAGTACAAAAAGAATGGGCGAAAGAACATATATTCACCCACGAAGCATATAGGTGCAAGGATGAGCTATGGTGTTCCGAGTGCGGCGGAACATGGATAGACACAAGCAATAGCGAGCTGGGGACTACCCTGCTCAGTGATACGACCGAATGCCCGTACTGCCACCACAAACTGGACGTAAAGATCAGCCGGAAACGAAAAGTCGAGGAAGAAAAGTACATGTCCATCTTACAGACCGCCGGAGAGTTCCAGATCATAAGGCATATACTATGCTGCAAGTACGTCAGAAAAAGGAATTTTGATTTGAACAGCAGACAGGATTATATTCACTATGCTTTCTTTGAAGTGGTTCAGGAATGGATCACCGTCGAGGGGAAACGCACCATCATGGCAAAACCGATGAATATGGGAAGCAGCGGATGGATATATTCGGAACCACTGAGCATAAAGGGTGAATACGGCAGTTACAGCTGGAATTATCGTGGAGACCTATATGCGATATGGGGATGGATATATCCAAGAAAGAAACTAATCCCGGAATTGAGAAAGCGGGGAATCGGGAAACGGTTCCCCGATGTACCCCCCTCAAAACTTGTACGAGACCTTCTGAAAGGTGGCAATGATGCGGAATTATGTATCAAGACCGGACAGACGGATATGTTAAAGCACATGTACAAAACGGGCTATTACCAACTCCGATATAAACCGTCCTTCAACATCTGCAACCGCAACCGTTATACAATCAGAGATGCAAGCATGTGGAATGACTATATAAGCCTGCTGTCCTATTTCCACAAGGATCTGCATAACGCCAAATACGTATGTCCCAAAAATTTAAAAGCCGAGCACGACAGATTACTAAGAAAGAAAAATGAAATTGAGGCAAGGCAAAGAAGGGAAAGGGACAGAATAAAGGCTATCCAAAAAGAAAAGCAGCTCAAGGAGGATATAGCATCATTCTACAACCGGATGGAAAGATTCTTCGGCATGGAAATCAAAGGCGACGGCATAGTCATCCGTCCGCTTGAAAGCGTAACCCAGTTCTACAAGGAGGGCAAAGCCATGCACCATTGTGTATACGCCAACAGGTATTACAGACGCAGTGAATGCCTGATCATGACAGCCATAGTCGGAGAAAAACATGTGGAAACCATCGAAGTGAATCTTAAATCTTTTCAGATAGTACAGTCAAGAGCCGTATGCAACGGAACATCGGAGTATCATGACTGCATTATCCGGCTGGTGGAGAAGAACATGAGTCTGATCAAAAAACTTACTGCATGAACATCTATCACACAGAACCCAGATTCGACTGCGAGAAATTCGCTCCATGCGGGCGCATCTCCCTGCACAAATGCCGGAAGTACAAAGGCAGACTGGATGAATGCAGGGGATGTACGCTTGTACACCGTAAAGCCAAGACGGTTGCCGGTACGGAAGCCGGAAGAAAGGTTTGTCCGCATTGCGGACGTTCCCTTCCGCCCACCGGTTTTATAACAGGACTGTCAGATGTGGGGATAAGGAATACCGATGTCTCACCTCCTGGTGCAAGATGTGTATGAGTGAAGTCGCAGCGGAAAGAAATCGTAATAATTAATTTAAAAATCCAATGAAAAACGTAACGAAAATAGCCAAGAAGTCCGCAGGGCTTAGCCAAAAATGCTCGATTTGCCCACTTATGCAAAGATGCACTTTAGAAATCCATAGAGCCTGTTTTGACAGCTTTGTAGAGGGTTTCAAGAAAGGGGCCAGAGCTGCTGAAAAAGAAATAAACAAGAAATTCAAATCGGAACAGATATGAAACAGACAACCACGTCCGAATTTAAATATTGGCTCCGGATACATGGCATCCAATTAAAATGGTTGGGTACTGGTACCAAAAACAATCCAATCAAGATTAAATCAAAAAAAAGAAATAAATAACCATGAATAGTGACAGACAGAAGATATTAACTGATTATATTTCTTACATATACACGACAGGAAGGACTTATGATACTGTCGGGAAATATATCAAGCATGTCACGGATTTTTTAGAAATGGCCAAAGAAGTGAACCGCCGTGGCTATTTGAATTATAAACGTGAAAATGCTGATGTCATGGTGCGTCATTCGCTAATGTGTTCAGCTATATGCGATCTATTATCCTATCTCAACATCGGATGTAGATACTAATTGAAAAGTGCGCTGTATTCTAATTGAAAAGAGCTCCATCCATAACTTGTTACAAAATTACTATAAGTTTAAAATATTCATTTATCTTGTCTCATTT